CACCAGTAAGGTCGATAAGTAGCGTGCGAAACTAGGTATCCTTCGATACCCCACTTCGCCCTCGACGGACTTGCCTCATCGAAATTTGAGACAAATCCGCCGTCACCGAGACGTGCCCCCTCAAGATTACTGAGGGGAATCCGAAATCGCAACGATCTAGGACAAGCACGTACGATTGAGACAAACGGTTTGCGAAATCTCCGGTCACACCCATAAAACATACAGGTGTGGCTAAAGAGGCGAACTTGGTTTGCCAACTTATACAGCGACATAGCTGTCGAGAGTCTATCCCTAAGGAATATAGGCTTAACGTCAACGCCGTCGAAGAAATGTGACCCACAGGATTCTCGAAAGAGGCCGTTGTAATATGACTTCTTCCGATTGACAACGAATCCTAGGAATTCACTAAATTCGACGAAGAGATCGAAGCAAGCCGTAGGGATGATGACATCATCACCATACGCGTTAACCCATTTTGTAAGATCGCCCATGTGGAGATATTCAACCACAGAAATCGACATACAAAAGAAGATTAACGATTCTAATTGAAAGGTGAATCCATTCCCCATACTGGAGAATTTTTCCCACTTTCTCTGAGAACCTTGCAACTGGCCGAAATGTGATCTAGAGCAATCCATCCACTCAAACCAATCAGGAGGTATTAATTCCCGAACAAGTTCAAGTGATATGCTATCGCTGGCTGAAGAAAAATCAACAGTAGCCAACCCATGTTTTAAGGCATGGGCCGCTCTCCATTGATTCACTTCCTGACGGCGAAGATCAACACCGACATCCCGAAGCCGCATAGCGATCGAACGCCCTATGCCTTGTTGGAACCATAAATTGAAACCCGGTTCCACGCATATGACTCGATCAGTCTTTGCGTCTTTGGGAACAGTGACGGTTACGTTCCCAACCTCGAAACCAGGGAATCCCTCTCGCGAGAGTATTTCCTGATACCAAGTGCTATAATACTCCATAACAGGCGGAAGAGTAACAATTTCTTCCATCCCATTTTCGACTATCTTTTCATCGAAGGAGATAAAACAGCGGGAATACAGATCACGCGTTATTCCAGTTTCGAACTGGAACTTGTTGACACCGGTGGCTAACTCGCCTTTCAGCTTGTTAGTTACGCCGGGTCCCCAATTGCACAAATCGAGAACCTGCTTGAGGGAAAAATCGCCAAGAACCTGTGAAATTTTACGCTTGGTTGCGTTAAGCAACCAAACGTTCGATCCACTAAATAATGGGTCGAACTCTAGGGCTCTGAAACGACGGTTCGTATTACGGCAAAGTTCTTCGAATTCGAAGAACTTCGCAAGTGCTACGTCCTTCCTATTTGTATCTAATTTAAGAAAATCAGATTTGGATAGAAATTTCGTAGCAGCGTAATAATCTCGAAAGTCCGAAGGAGAGTTAAAATCCAACGGATTAACCTCTAAGTCAACAATTTGGCGATGTTCGTTATATTTGAACATCAACCAAACGGTAAGACTGCGAGGACAATCGAGTGCCTCAAGAAAGTTCAAGATTGCATCAGAGGTCACCTTCCGTGTAACGCGGTATTTCCTAAGAAGGTTTTCAGCCTTATTAGGAATGCGTCTATTATTGACGCGCTTAGACTTTTCAAAAGATCTAGGCATGGTTTACCCTTTAGGTTATGGAGAGCTAGTAACTGTTTAGTTGGTTACTAGTACACGCTCTCCAGGTCTAATATAGCACTAACCATCGGACTGCCAGTATCTTGGGCAGGCGAAAGGTCAGATGCCTTGAGGCTCTTAGCCAGCAGGCCCAGAACGTACGAATAGAAAACTTGTCTATCCGCCGCTGTGGACCTATCCGGTATAAGAAACTCACCGTTGTAGGTCAGCTCATAAGCTTTCGTTGGGCCAGGTGTAATACCTGACGCAGCGGGGCCCAGATCTGATTCTAAAACGGGGTAAACCAATTTACCCACCACGCGAAACACTTTGCTCGTCTTCGAAGGCGGGCGAAGTGAGAACGTGAAGGAAGGATAGCCTTCGGGAATACCACTCCGTCGGTCTACCCACCGCGCTACACCAGCTGGAAGGATAATCCCCGCTGGGGAGAACGAACCATCGGTAGCAACGGTGGCCGAGTTTGTCAAGGCAGTAATAGCCATGACAGCTTGATCACCGACGAGTCCCGAATGGTTGTAAATTGCTGCAATAGCAGACATGTTTGGTACCTATTTATATCGAACAGTTTGCTTCAATAAGGCCAAAAGGTTTAGCGAATGCTCAACCGAGAACGGGTTTCTGAACGAAGGAAGGGAAGAATCGGGGAACGAAAGAATCTTCGTTCTTACGATACTAACAGACTTTCGCTCATAATAACCACTCGCCGATGAAACATTCACAACCTGACCAACACCTGGATTTGGTATTGGATTATGGCCTCCCTGCAGTCGTTTCCTGACTGTAACCCGATCAACAACGACCTTACAACCTTTCTCGAAAGAAAGGCCATTTGTCGCGTCAAGCGAATTGAGGTAATTACCGATTGGTAACAACCAATCAAGAACGAAAGACCATGGCGTCAACTCATGTACCAAATACGGGATATTGGTAAATCCCGCTTGGGCGAGGGTATGATTTACCTCTTGAGTTGAATAGTACGCGGTGTACTTTACAGTACAACGCCGCTCAACAACCGTGTAAACTTTGTGCAGACCACCTTGTGAGGTATCTGTACTAGTTACACGAACTGTACGCGTAGCACTTTTCCTAACCCTAGAACGAATCTCGCGAAGGTTCTTTTGAGCAACGAGCTCAGCCGAACCGACGAGGTCGTTATAGAGGGGTCTAATGCCATATTGGATCGCCAGCCAACCATTAGCTATAGCCTTTGGTTGGTCTCTCTTAAACTCCTTGAGAAAGGCAGAGACGGTTCCTTTTGGAACAGTCACTCCCAAGGACTTTGCCGCACCAGGAAGATCGCCAGCTTTAAGCCGGCGAACAGCCCCCGCAACCCCTTTAACTATTACATTAAAGAGGTTTGCGGTCTTGCGCCGTTCTGCATAGACTTGGAGCAGGTTTACCTTTTGGTCTTTAGCCTCAAGGAGAAACCTACCTTTTGCCTGTGAATCTACAGAATCAACGTCAAGGGACGGCGTTTGGGCATCGCCAGGACCGAGAACGCCAAAGCTAGGAGCACCAGCAGCATTCGCTCCTGCTAAGGCACCCGATAAAGTCGCGATATTATATCGCGGCACGCCATTATTGTCATAAGATCCAATACTAACGATAGTATAGGATCCCACTGGATATATGGTGTCGGTGCGCTCGAAAGTAAAGTTATTCATAGGTAAATCCAACCTACGATACAACTTTTTCTTAAAGCTGGTCATAAAACCAGGAGTCCTGACCCAATCCCTAAACAGCGAATAGGAAGACACAGCGAAAGTACCCACCAGCACGTCACTCTTCACACCGAGATGTGAAGTAGCGGCGATTCTGAGGGGTCCAACAAAAGTGTCACTACCCGTTTGTGTAGGCATCGGAGCCTCCATTGTTTGCAAGAGAAGCAAAGCAATAGATCCGCTTCAACATGGAAGAATCTACAACGGTTTCCAGGCTAAGCAAGATAACTGCTATGAGAACTACAAGCAGCCGCCTTACTTTCTGGGACCGCATAAGACCTCCTAAGTTGAAGAAGCAAACTAACTACCTCACGGTAGGGGAGAGAAATTAAACTCTCTCATAAGATCCACCCGTCTGTAAACGCAGTTGAACCTGATAACTTAGAAAATAAGTTAGAGAAGGAACCAACTTAGGCTCCTAACCGAGAATTATGCAAAATAATTCCAGGGAAGGAAAATGTCAAGAAGTCCATAGGCACGCCAGCAGGATACACCTTGAGGGTCAAAAAACCTTTGGGGTACAGTCCCGTTGTTGTAACTTTGGATCCAGACATTAACGTCGTGCTCAACCGTAGGTGACAATAGCTTGGCCTTAACCACAATTTCTTTGGCAAGGTCGAGATCTACTGGGACTTGAAGGTTGTAGCAAAACGTATGAAACACGGCACATTTTGCTCCAACAACGTATAAATCCTTTTCCGGAAGACGAGCAACATCTTCATAACCAAAAAAGCGGCGGCGACCATTAGAATGGTCGAACACCTGCAAATCGGGAAAAAGTCCGGCATGACGAATAATCATGTCGTAATTTCGGAGAAAAGATAATACGTCGCTACGAGTATGTGACAAGTTTCACCTATTGCGTAAAGAGAACCG